CCCCGTATATGCGCATGCCTTCGCATCTACTAATGGCGCAACTGTCACCGTTTACGGTAATGGCGATGTAATCGCGTCAGGATCAGATGTCTCGCTAGTCGGTCTCGACGGTGTGCGATTCAAGGTACTGTAAAGGGATGACATGGCAATCATAGTTAGCGTAACGTTTTGGAATTGGACGGGTGCAAATGCAAAAATATGCAGATAACGTAGCATCGGCAAAAACCGGCCGCGCGATTGAAAAGGCAACCGTGGTTGTTACTAAGCTCGACGGGTCAGCCGCGCAAATCTATTCCGACAACGGCACGACGCTACGACCGTCGATGCTCACGACGGACAAGAACGGCTATTTCGAGTTTTACGCCCCCGACGGTCATTACCGGTTGACGATTAGCGGGCCGGGTATCGAGTCGATAATCCGTAGCGACATTTTGCTCGAAGATCCGGCCGACGGAAACCCGTTCGACCTGACCTCGTTTTATCCTGGCATACCGAGCGCGAGCGCGAAAGTTACGCGCGTACCGGTCGCGCGTACCGTGTCATTCCCGGCAAATCTCGCCGGTAGTATTGGTATTGCGAGCGTTGCGGCAACGGCGTTGACGGCGTTTGCCGTGCGCAAAAACGCGGCGAGCGTCGGTACGATTACGTTTGCGGCGGGCGCAACCACGGCGACGTTTACGACTGCGAGCGGGGCGGCGTTCTCATTGACGGCGGGCGATTATCTTTCAATCGTCGCGCCGGCAACGCCCGACGCTACGTTAGCCGATGTTGGATTTGTTCTAGCGGGAACTCGCTAAGGGGCATCTTGTGGCAATAGTCCAAATTGGCAATCAAGTGCTCGGGAGTTCGGGAGTTCAATTCCCGCCGGCTAATAATAAAATGGTTAACCGGTTTCAGAATACGAGCGCATATTCGGTTAGCATCAACAAGTTTTACGGAAAATGGAAAGCTGGTGGTATCGGTAGCGTGGTTGCGGTAAAGGCGCTCATTTACAGTGATAACGCAAATTCGCCGGATGCACTAATGGGCGCATCGGACGAGCGTACCGGATTAGGGACTGCGGGCGCGTGGGAACTTATCACGTTTTCAACGCCGGTTGTTGTTCCCGCTGGGGCGTATATCTGGATCGGTGTGATTGCGAACGGAACTGGGGAATCGTTCGAATGTTTAAATACCGGTACGCTCAAATACAACGCCGATATGTATTCGGACGGACCCGCCCCGACTTTCGGGTCGCACACGACGCTTTCTTACACGATGCCAATGTATGTTGAGGGTGCGGAAAATATTCCGGCCAACCGGCCGCATACATGCGTTTGCACATAATACGGGCAATAGACAACTATGACAATTATCGTAAGTGAGTCAACAACGACGCAAGACGGCGCGCAATCGTCAAGCCTCGGCCTGGCCGCGAAAGTTACCGCCGCCGGCATTTCGGCGCCAACCTACGTTGACATTTTGGCGACGTTGCAAGCGAAAATGCGCGAGATATTCGGCGCCGATATTTACATCGAACCCGATAGCAAAGACGGGCAATTGCTCGCGATCGTGGCGCAAGCGATTTACGACGCTAACGACTCGGCCATCGCGACGTATAACAACTTCTCGCCGCTCACGGCGCAAGGCGCGGGCCTATCGTCGGTCGTCAAGACGAACGGTATTGCGCGCCTGGTTGCGTCGTACTCAACCGCCGTCGGCAATGTGGTCGGTCAAGTCGGAACGGTCATTACCAACGGCGTCGTCAAGGATGCGAACGGCAACTTATGGGATTTGCCGGCCAGTGTGACGATTCCGGCCGCCGGTCAAATCTCGGTTACGGTAACGGCGCAACAAATCGGCGCAATCTCGGCGGCGGCCGGCACGATCAACCAAATTGCAACGCCGTCTCTCGGTTGGCAATCGTTCACGTCGACCGCCGATGCAACGCTCGGGGCGCCGGTTGAGCGCGACGCCGCGTTGCGCAAGCGGCAAGCCGTGTCGACGTCGTTACCCGCGCAAACGCCGCTCGGCGCATTACAGGGGGCGCTCGCCAATCTGACGGGCGTAACCGCGCTCAAGGTTTACGAGAATACCGCAAGTGTTGCTGATGCGAACGGCATACCGGGCAAAGCAATTTGCGTTGTGATCCAAGGCGGCGACCTGGTAAGCATTGCGCAAATCATCGGCCAAAAGAAAAGCCCCGGTGCCGCAACGTACGGCACGACCGCGCAAACCTACATCGACCCGGTTACGGGCATCCCGTACACAATCAATTTTTACGTACTGACAACGCAAAACGTAAAGGTCAAGATTACCGGTACGCCGCTGGCCGGCTATACGAGCGCACAAGCGACCGCGATACAAAACGCGATCGTTGACTACATCGCATTGCACGGTATCGGCGACGCGGTCGAATATACGGGATTGTGGGCGCCCGCGTACCAAAACGTACCGGCATTGCAGCAACCGTACCGGATCTCGACGTTACAAGTATCGACCGACGGCGGGGCAACGTGGAATACAAACGACGTTGCGGTCGCGTTTAACAAAATCGCGTTGACCGCCGCGGCCGACGTTCAAGTAACGATCGCATGATGACTCGAACCATTGACGATTACCTCGCGCTATTGCCGTCGGCGAGTCGCTCGCAACCAAAATTCGTTGCGTTCATTTCGACGCTACTCGACGGCCTGGTCGACGTGCAAAACACGGTTGCGGGAATGCCCGACGCGTTTGATATCGATACGGCGGTCGGTGCACAACTCGACGCGGTCGGCGTGCGCGTCGGTCTATCGCGGCAATTGGCGGTACCGCTCGCCGGCGTGTATTTCTCGCTCGATACCGCCGGCGTGGGTCTCGATCAAGGCGTCATACGCGGGCCGTTCGACCCTGCCGACGCGTTGACGTCGCTCGATGATGAGACGTACCGGTTAATCCTGAAAATCAAGGTTCGGGCAAACAATTGGAACGGTTCGCTAGAACAAGCGCAAAGCATGCTCGCCGCCGTCGAAACCGCGGGCACGCACATATTCATGCAAGACAATTTCGACATGAGCGCAACGCTACTCGTTAGCGGCGTCGTGCCAAGTACGTTATTTGTGTCGCTACTGAAGCAAATGAAGGATTGGATACGGCCGGCGGCGGTCGATATCCCGAGCGTTTATGTGACGAGCAAGAGCGGTTCGCCGCTGTTCGGGCTCGACGTGCAAAATAGTTATATTGGCGGGCTAGATTCCGGCGCCATTGGAATAAAATACTAAAAACTTACACGGGGGTATTGAATGCCGACCAATGAAATAAAACAGATTGCGTCAAGCGTTGGCGCGAACGTCGCAACACAAGCGAATTTCGCAGCAAACGCCGCAATCCTGGCAAACGGGTTCTCGTCGGGCGTCGTCGACTCGCTCACGTTCAACAAGATTTTGCGGCAATCGTCGTTCGTCTCTGCGATGGTCGCGCAATTTATCGCCGACAACCAAGCAAACAATGTGGTTGATGACGGCAACCTCGCCAACCTTGAAGCGTACTTTACGGCCGCGTTAAAAGGCGCAATGCCTGGTCGTCTAGTGGGCGTGCAAGTATTTACCGCAAGCGGGACATACACGCCAACCGCCGGCATGACAACGGCGGTTGTTGAGGTCCAAGGCGGCGGCGGCGCGGGCGGCGGGTCCGTTGCAACGGCGGCGGCGCAATATTCCATGTCGGGGGGCGGCGGGTCCGGCGCATACGGTCGCGGGCGATTTACGGCGGCGCAAATCGGCGCATCACAAGCAATTACCGTTGGCGCGGGCGGTACCGGCGTATCCGGCGGCACGGGCGGTTCCGGCGGCACGTCGTCGTTCGGCGCACTGTTGACCGCATCGGGCGGCGCAGGTGGCGGCGCAATGCCCGCAACGTCAAGTTCCGTTGTCTCGTTACAGGGCGGCGGCGCGGGCGGTTCGTCGGTAAGCGGCGCATTGGTTGCGGAAAACGGCATCCAAGGCGCGAACGGGTACGTATTGAACAACAACATTGCGACCGGCGGCGGCGGGGCGTCAAAGTTCGGCGGCGGTGCCCCCATTGGCGGCGTCGGTACGGGAACGGCGGCGGTATCCAAAGGTTCGGGCGGTGCGGGCGCAGGTAGTAACGTGTCAGATACCGCAAAAGTGGGCGGCGCGGGTGCCGCTGGTATTGTCATCATTTTTGAATACGCATAATGAAAACATACGCACGCATTGACGGCGGCAAGGTCGTCGAAATTATCGCCCCACTATCTAACGACGAGGGCGCCGAGGTTCCGATCGAAGCGCGTTTTCATCCAGACATTGTTGTGTCACTGGTTGATGTTACCGACGTTCCGGAAGTGTCCGAGGGTTGGACGTACGACGGCAATACCGTTACGCCGCCAACAATCCCGGCCGGCGAGCAACGGGCGGCGACTATTCGCGAAATTGAGGCCGTACGCGACGCGAAACTCGCCGCCGGCGTCGAGTGGAACGGGTATTTGTGGCAAACCGACGCATTGTTTCAAGCGCAATTGACCGGCATCGTTGGTGCCTATACCGCGGGCATTTTGCCGGCGTCGGCGCAAATGGGGATTCGTACCAAGGATAACCAAACCGTGCAACTCGACGGCGCGCAAATCAAGACCCTGGCCGGTACCGTTCTCGCGTACGTGCAAGGCGTGTTCGCCGAGTCGTGGGCGGCAAAAGACGCTCTGTAATCATGCGGTACGACGACGCCCGCCCGCATATTGCAACCGGCGATCTTATTGCCGTGCGTCGTCGTTCCGGTTGGTTAGCCAAAGCAACCCGCCTCATTACCGAGAGCGATTACACGCATACCGGCGTCGCGTTATGGGTCGGACCGCCGGGCGACCGCCGCTTACTGATGGCGCACATCAACGGCGGCGGCGCGAGCCTCGTACCGGTTTCGCAAGAATCTGGATTTGGATTCGATGTGTATGCGTCGCCCGTTCCTGCCGATGCAATCGAGCGCGCGATATGGTCGACGATTGGCGTTCGCATCGCGTACAGTATCGCCGATCTATTCCGCATTGCCGCACACATCAAATTAGGTACGCGGTTGCCACAACAAGGCACCGAATACATTTGTTCGGCACTCTCGGCGCATCTGTATTTACTGGCCGGTTGGTTGCCGGTCAATATGCCGTCTATCCCGTGGCCGGGCGCCATTGTTGCCGCGCTCGCCACGCCCCCGCGATTGGAAGTTCGGCCGTAACAGAAACGCTCTTGTAAACGTTGTGCAAGCGCATATAATGCGTTAAATCAATACGTTCCCGAGCGTTTCATGCCTATAACCGCCGCAACGCTACGCGCAATCATGCCCCTATCGGGTTTGCAAGCGACGCTGTACGCGCCGTTGTTGTCGGCAACGTGCGACAAATACGGCATTACAACGCCCGATCGGTTATCCGCGTTCCTGGCAAATATCGCCGTAGAATCCGCTCAATTAACACGCGTTGTCGAGTCGTGCAATTATCGCGACCCCGCGCGCCTGTTGTCATTATTCCCGCATGACTTTAAAGACCTGGCCGACGCAAAAGCTATTCAAGTGCGCGGCGAGCGAGCAATCGCAAACCGGATCTACGCAAACCAAAACGGCAACGGTCCGGAGTCAAGCGGAGACGGTTGGGCATTCCGCGGCCGATCGCTCGGGCAAGTAACCGGGCGCAATGGATACATCATTGTCGGCCACATCTTAGAACTTGACTTGCTCAATCATCCGGAACTATTGGAGATCCCCGAGCACGCCGCCGACGCCGCCGGGGTATGGTGGTTCAATAATCATTTAAACGAATATGCCGACGCCGGCCGGTTTCAGTCCGTTTGCGGCGTCTGGAACGTCGGCAATCCGACCGCGAGCACGCGTGCCATTGTCGGTTACGACGAACGCGCCAAATACTACGCCCGCGCTCGTAATGCCCTTAACTCTTAACTTAACAATCAACAAAAACCATGAAAGACAACATTATGAGCGAACCAATAACGGGCACGGCGGTTAGTGTGGCCGGGTTTAAGGCATTGGGCGGGGCGGCCGGCGCCGCAAGTATCGGCGCAGTACTGGCAACCGTGGTTGTCATGCTGATGACGTTACCAAAGAATGGGCGCGAGTGGGCGGTCGGCATCATTAGTACGGCCGTTGCGAGCCTTGCCGGGGGCGCATATGTGACAATCAAACTCGACCTGTTACGCGGCATTACGTCGGCAACCGATGACATTACGTTGTTTTTCGCGCTCGTGCAACTGTTCGGCATCGTGTTCGCTTGCGGGTTGCCTGGTTGGGCGCTCGTGCGCGCGGCGTTCCTGTACATGGAACGCAACAGGGATAAAGATATCGGCCAAGTTATCGATGACGTAAAAGCCAAAATATGAGCATACTCGACCCGTATATCGGCATCGTTAAGGCGGTCGCGTGCGTCGGTTCGTTGCTCGGTTGCGTATGGGTCGGGCATCATTTCACGGCACAAGCCGACGACATTAAACTCGAACAAGCGCGGGCCGAGACGGTCGCGGCCGTCGCCGACAAAGAGCGCACGATGCAAGCGAGAATTGACGCAATTACCGCTCAATCGAAAAAGGATAAGCAAGATGCACAAGACAAGATTGACGCTGTTATTGCTAGTTATCGTAACGGTACTAACCGCGTGCGGGTCGACGTCGCAAACTGTACGCCCGCAAGTGCAGATCCCGGCGTTACAGATCAACAAGCGCGAGCCGAACTATTGCCGGAAACTAGTGCGCGCCTTGTCGAACTCGCACGAGACGCAAATGATAGCGTGCGAGACCTCAACGAGTGTATCGACAAATACAACGCCGTAAAACAGGAGCTAGACCCCCAATGATGCTCTATTCGTTAATGTTTGCGTTTTGGTTCCGCGTGTTCTATCCTAATGCGGCAACAATCACCGATAGAACCGACCAAAGCGAGGATGCCATGAGAAAATAATACTTTTGAGTGACAACGGGATTGGATAAGAAACGCCCCGCAATTGGGGCGTTTTCTATTTACGGTAGCGAGTCGATAAACACGCGGTACGCCGATTTTATGGCGACGACCGGTTCGCCGGGGTGAGCGTAGAATGCGCGCACCATTTCGCGGGCAACATGGTCGGGCAACTCGACCGGTATTTGCGCCGTTATGAGTGCAACCCAACGCCGATCGTTATCAACGCCGGGTGCCTTTGTCGGTGCGCTTACATACGCCCTGCGGTCGCCACACGCCGGCGGTTCGTCGTTTGCATCCCAACGTTTACCGCATGCGCATACGATCTCGTCTTGCTCGCGCCTGGTATTACAGCGTTTCATTGCTTACCTTTCACATTCAACGCGGCGCGCAATGCCTCAAGCAACGCCGCCCCGTGTATTGCGCCGATTACGCTAATTTGCGCATTATCGAGGAACTTTGAATAAGCCTCAATCGCCGCCATAACTTGCGCGCCGGTTGGTTCGATTCGTGTGTCGTTACTCATTACCGCACCATATGCAACGGTTTTGCAGTCCAACGGCCATCGGCGCGCGGGTTGACGGGTCGATGCGATGGCATTGTGACTGCTTGCGGATTAACGCGGTTTGGCGTCGGGTTCGGTACGAGAACCATTCCGACGCCGTCGTCGCGCTCACATCGAAACGTCAAACCCTCGGTTACGCCGAGTTGAAAAAGTTTATTTAGCAATTTCATTTAGACCCCCGGTTGTTATGGTCGCGATACCAAATAGCGCGACTGATGGTTGATTGTGCGATACCTAGAATTTGCGCCGCCTCGTATGCGCTCAAACCCTGGTCAACGACAAGTTCGCGCGCACGGTCTTGCGTTGAGCGTTTCGGCGCCTGTTTTGCGACGAACTCTCGATACCATTTCGATTTGCTAATCGCGCCGCGCGTAATGCCGGTTGCGGCGGCCGCCTCGTACGCGCTCTTACCTTCAACCTCGACCATGTGCCGGGCCTGGCGCATTGCGTCTGAAACTTTCGCTCCCATTGGCGTTCCTTTCTTCGTTGTTGGTTATTTAATCGGCATGCGTGATTGCAAAGGATTTCGCCTCGGCGAATTTGTTCCCCATAACATACGGTTCACCAAACCCGCCGAATACCACGTCGCGAAACTTAACTTCATACAGTCCGTTGCGTTTCGTGATCGTTGCGACCGTCTCGCCCCGGTCGTTTTTGATATCCCAATCGATGAGACTTTGCTTGTGTACTTTCACGTTGCCCCCGTTTTGCGATTCATTAAAAACGAGTATAGTTGAATTATTCAACGTTTGCAAGCACTTTATGCACGTATCCCGAAATCGTCTAACATGCCATGCGCAACTTTTATGTAATGGTTGTAATCAACGTCGGGCGGTAATGCGTCGGGTAATTCCATCAACGGTCGTGCGCCTTGTGTTGTGGCGACCTGGTTGCCGTTCGTTGCATACTTGATCGACCCGAACTCGCCGGCCGCGTAATACCATCGAACCGCCTTGCCGAGATACACGCCGTCTTTGACGCCGCCCCCCTTGACGGTCCGGATATGCACGAACTTTCGCACGTCAGTACACGCGCGTATCGTTTGCTCGATCGGCGTACCGGACCCGAGAAACGCGACAACCGCGTCGACGCAAATCTCGCCCGTTGGATTCGGCCACGATGGACCGACCGGAACCGGCGGCGCGTACGCCCCCTTTAGTTTGACGCCGCCGCCAACCTTGAACGCAATATACGAGTTGACGTCACGCGAGAACAACGCCGCGTACCGCGCAACCTCGGTTTCAAATCCGGTTGCCGTTTCCCATACCTTGATAATTTGGTCGCGCAAGAACCCGAGCGCGCGTTTGCACTTAATGACAATGCCGTCGGTATTGGCCGATACGACCGAGATACCGTGCAGTTCGAGCGACTCAATAAGCATCAACAACGATAATTGCCCGGTAAGCGTCGTCTGTATGAGCAACTCGGGCGCGTACAGTATCGAGTATTTGGAACCCGTCTTACCAAATGTGCCGTTGATGACAATTTTTACCATATCGGCTTTTTTCTTGTCGCCGGAATCTTTCGCTGCGATACGCTCGTCGGTAAATGACTGGTATATTTCGAGGAAGCGTTCGCCCAATTGCGCCGGATATAACCGCTGATTGAGGATAATAAACGGGTAATAACTCTTGACGTCATGGTCGCTTAATTCGTATTCGGCGTCGGCAATGTGATATACGCTCGACTCGGTCGAATGCAACCCGCCGATGCCGAGTTTGTACGTTGAATCGCCAATTTTGATTTTGGCGTCGGCAAGTTCTTTCGGCATCAATACGCCGGTTTTGATTTTCTCGCCGTTGTGGTCAATCTCGCCGGCCTGGTCTTTGTCGCTCACAATGAACGGCGTATGGCGTACCGTTTCGAGCAACGATTGCAACTGCGGCGTCTGATAGCGGATAAAGTCGGGGATCTGATAATGAAACGAAAACCCGTGCGGAATGAACCGTTTTTGTACCTGGAAACCGATAGTCTTTTTAATGACCGCCTCGGCGATTTGGGCGTCGGACTTTGAACGCAAGTCGAGACCGTAACGCTTGCCGAGCATTTCGCGCAACGCGATTTGGTCTTTAAATTTGTTGTAAAGGTCGATCGTTGTCAAAAGGTCGTTGCCGCAATAGTCGCTCAATACCGGGCGGTCGGCCGGCGTTATGTTGGCATCGGGCTCGATCGGCAAGTCTTGCATTTTGCGCGAGTGCATTTTACCGCCGTACATCTTGAGACCGGCGACGCCCGGCGAGACCTCAATCAAATCGATATGGTCGAGGTATTCGGGCACGGTAATCCCGTACTTTTTCTCGAAATCCCACGGTTGTAGATTCGTCTTGATAATCTCGTCGGAGAACTGTTTGAGTGCATGGCATTCGTAACCACGCAACGCCGCAGACAGCATCGGCACGTCGTATTTGAGACCGTTGAATGTGACGATGGTTACGCGCTCAAGCAACGTGCGCAATGCAGCAATGGCGAGTTGTTTTGCAATGTCGTTCGCGTCGTATTGCGGGAACATTTCAAACTCGACAAACTCAAGCGTTTTGACATCGCAGAATTTGACGAGGAAATAATTTCGGTAGCACTCTATATCCATTGCGGCGACCGGCCGCGGCGCAATCTCGACGAGTGGCGCCGGCGGTAGCGGCACGACGCCGGGCGGTAAGGGTATTCTCATTTGCAGCAATCTGTAAAGCACGGGCACGTATAGCAATCGCGTTCGGCGCGTTCCTGGCGCGAAGGGTTCGATTTATAGCATGCGGGCCGCTCGTTGTAATACTCGTCGAACCGGTCGCGTTCTTCGCGGCCGATCGTTAGCAACAATATCGCGATAACGGCAAGGGATAGTAGTACAACAATAATGGTTGTCATGTTGCCTCGTTGTGGTTATTAGTGTAAACGGCCGTTGTCTAATTTTCCGCTTTCATATTTAAGGCGCCGCGGTTTATGCACCTGGTCGTCGTGAATCCGATACGCACGCTCACCAAGGGGAAGGAGTAACCCAAACGTGCGCACCGTGCGGGCGGCGACTATTAGCAAAAAAGACCTTTGTACCACGCCCGCAATACATGCCGGTCGGCCGATGCGCAGTTTAGGATGGCACCCCCTAAATACAGTTAAAAAAGAGGCGCCGGTTTTAAGGGCGCCCCGAATACCCGCGTTTTACGGCGGGTAGGAGACGCGATTACGCAGCGAGCATCAACCCGTTTTGCACGAGGGTTGCGTCGGTCCAACCGGCCGCGATCAATTGCTCATACGTCGCACCATTGGCCGCCGGGGTCAACTGACGCACGGGCGCAACTGGTATTGCGGGCGGTACGGCGGCCGGCGGCGTGCCTGGCACTTGCAAGAATTGCGGATTAGGCGCAACAACAGTCGGCGCAGCGGCGGGTACGCTCGGCGCAGAACCAACGGGGGCCAAAGGGGGCGCGACCGCCGGCGGCGCGGGCAATGCGGGCGCGGCCGCTTGCATCATGCCATGTTGCACGAGCGTTGCGTCGGTCCAACCGGCCGCGATCAATTGCTCATACGTCGCGCCGTTCGCCGCCGGCAACATAACGCGCAATGGTGCGGCGTTCATCGGTGCAGATGGTACAGAGGCCGGGCTTGCAGGTACCGACGCAACGGGCGAGGCAATCGAACCCGGAACCGGTACGCCCGGAATGAGCGGCGCCGGCGTCGCGCCTGGTACGTTTCCCGCGGTCGGCAATGGCACCGACGAGGCAAGCGGCGTTGCGCTCGCACCAGCCGGCAACGGGGCGGCACCGAAACCCGCGCTCGCTGCATCCGGACCGACCACGATTTCGGGACCGTACGCCGAGAAACAAACCATCGAATGATTTAGGAACATACCCGGTTGTTGTGCAGATCCATTACCGCCGATATTACCGTTTACCTGTACGAAGTAACCGAGCTTGACCGCGTCGGCTTCGACCATTTGCACAAAACCGCCGTTCTCTTGACGGAAAATACGCGGCGCAAATCCGCTCGAAAAGCGCAACACCCAATGACCGGGGAACCCTTCGCGGTCGCACGGCTTTTTGCCTTTACGGTTAGGAATTTGCGAATCGCCGTCAACGATTTTCCATGCAAAAGTCGGCGATTGCGCGATGCCGGGGAATAGCGTGTTACCCAAATCCCAAATCTGTTTACCCCAAGCGGTTTGCGCCCAATGCGTCTCGCCGGGGTTCTTAGGAATCGCGAGCGCGAAATAAAAGTCGACGCGCGGTTGACCGACGTTCGGGCCGCTTTTGACGACGAGCGGTTTACCTTCGGCGTCTGTTGTATTGCCTTTGTATAGCGAACCCTCGACCAAGCGACCAACCGGCGTTGTGATGTTAATGTTTTTTGACACGTTAAGAACTCCCAATTAAATTAAAAATAAGTACCGCGTATTGATATTAATCAAGGTTGACGGAAGCGTCAACAAGTATTTATCCAAATACCTTTCGCAATTGTTTGTCGTCGACCTCGACAAGTTCGAGCCCGGTTTGCGGCGCATGTGAAAACGACTTGACGACCGCCTCGGGAACGCCCGCTTTAATTGCCTGGTTGGGCGTTATCAGTTTCGGTTTAGCTAATTCGACATTCATTACCGAACCGAGCGCGATTACCTCGGCATCGGGTTTCGACCACGTAACGCGGCCGACTTTCGGCACGAGCGAATAATGCGACACTTGCTTACCTTTGCGGATATTAGCGGCGACACTTTCCTCAAGTCCGGATATGCGGGCGTCAAGCATTTTTGCCGCGCGTTTCAACATTTTCAGTTCGAGACCTTGTGCATTCGGCGACAGTTCGAGCGGCAACGACTCGGTTGCAATTTGCGCCGAGCGGTACGCGTCGCGTTGCAATGCCTCGCACGCATGGCGCCCCGGACAATGTTGGCATTCAAGGTTCGGCGTGCATTTCGCGCCTGGTAACAATGCTGCTTCGGCCGCGTTGCGCAACTGGTTGAAATACCCGCGCAGATTAACCGCAAGCGTTGACCATGTGCGCACCGGTCCGTCACGATGATAATTACGTGGTTGTACAATTGTCATTTCGACGCGCAATGTTTGGTCGGCGGCGCCGTCAATGCCGAGTACGTCGAGGATTCCGCAAACATAGTCGAGCAATTGCCAATTCTCGAAAACGTCAACGTAATCGTGCCCGTATTTGAAATCGAATACACATAAGGCACCGTGCGCCGGCACATAAAACCAAGCGTCGGGCGTACCCCAATTTTGCTCGTGTACGTATGGGATTGCGACCCGTTCCTCAACGTGCAAAGCATCGCGCGACACGCCGTATTTACGCAACGCCGCGTCGATTGCGTCGACGTACATTTCGGCACCCTCGCAAATTTCGTCGGTCAACGTAACGCCGTTTGGGGCAACCTCGCCTGGTGATACGGTCAACCCGCCATTTTCCAACCATTCCGACGCAACCCAATGCGCGGCGGTACCGGCGGCCGCGTCGGGCGTTTCCTCGGTTTCAGGATACAGCGACGCGAGCAGTACCGAACCCGCGCACGCAACCCAACGCGCCGCCGATGACGGGGCTAAAAGTGCGTGCGCGCTCATTATGCGAGACCCAACGCGGCCGCAATGGTCGGTACAAGGTCGGGGCGTGTGGCAAGCACGGGCAACCCGGCAATACCGTGCGCGCTCAACGTTCCTTGCAATGTCACTTGCGACAAGGTCGGCGGGTTGGACGTCAAACCGGCCGTTACCTTACCGATGAACGTTGCATAATCCATTGGGTTAGCGGGGGTTGCGGTCGACGGCATTGCCGCGAAGTCAAGAACCGGCGCGGGCGGTACCGGTACGTTCCCTGCGGCACTCGGGGCAATCGCAGTCGTCGAGGTAGCGGTATCCGGTACGTTTGGGACTGGTACGCTCGCCGCTTGTACTGCGGCCGCAATTGCGCCGGCGGTCGGGGTAGGAATGGCGGCAATCTGGCGCAATTCCGCTTGCACTTGCGCGACGAATGCGTCATCAACGCCGCGTTTCATTCTCCAACGGCCGTCGGCGTTTGTAACTTTGCTCGACGCATGAATGCGGGCATCCCACGGATACCCGTCGCGGTCAACCTCAACGCCACTCGACGCCGGGGCATTGTTGGTATTTTGCACAATGGCCGGCACATTGGCGGCGCCTGATGCAGTCGGAGACGGCACGACCGGCGCTGGGGCGTTTCCCTGGTTGCCAAATGCCTCGGCCGGGCTCGGGTTAGCGGGCACCATGTTACCAAATACTGCGGCCGCTTGCGCCTGGTCGACCGTCTTGTCAAGGTTGCCGAACGCTTGCGCGGCATCGATTGTGGTTGGTGCGCCGGCGTCGGGCTTATCTTCGGCGGCGATCGTCGACGGGCTCAACTGAGGATGAGCGGCGGGCATCGGTGCAAGTTCGGCGGCGGTCGACCGCACGGTATCAACGAATCGTTTAGCTTGCGCTTTGTCAAGTCGAACCTCAAGGGCACCGACATTTGCGGCGGGTACAGTGTCGCCGGCGAGCGTCAACAGGAACGCGGATACCGCGCGCAACGTCACTTTATCCATTGTTTGCGGGTCGCCGATTTCGATTTTAAGCATAGTTTTCCTCAAGTGGTTGTTTGATTTTCGTCAAAGAATTTATTGACGTGGCGCAAGTTTATGGTAAAGTTGACGCCGTCGTCAACCAATAAATTTAAAAATGATTATCAACATGGATTGCCGCGAGGGGTTAAAGGCATTTCCCGACGCATCGTTTGATTCGATCGTTACCGACCCGCCGTACGAACTCGGTTTTATGGGTAAATCGTGGGACTCGACCGGTATTGCATACAACGTTGATTTGTGGCGGGAAGCGTTACGCGTACTAAAACCGGGCGGTCATCTATTGTCGTTTAGCGGGTCGCGTACCTATCATCGTATGGCGTGCGCAATCGAGGATGCGGGGTTTGAGATCCGCGATTCGATCATGTGGGTTTACGGGTCGGGGTTTCCTAAGTCACTTGATGTTAGCAAGGCGATCGATAAGGCGGCGGGTGCAGAACGGGAAGTCGTAGGGGCGTATTCGCGACCCGATGGAACGGCGCGTCAATATGACGGTTGGCAAGCTAAAGAAAATACCGCGGCATACGGCGACTATGGAACGGAACGGAACATTACCGCCCCCGCAACGCCCGCCGCGCAACAGTGGCAAGGTTGGGGTACTGCGTTAAAGCCGGCGCATGAGCCGATATGCGTTGCGCGTAAACCGCTCGTTGGTACCGTTGCGGCAAACGTACTGCAATTCGGTACGGGGGCACTCAATATTGACGGTTGCCGGGTTCCTGTTGCCAACCGCGAAGAATACGAACGTAATTGCCCCGCCGACCGTGGGCAACTCGCAAACGATAATCGCGACCTTTCGTTTCACATGCGACCGGGTAATGCTCACGATTCCGGCCGCTGGCCTGCTAACCTGATACACGACGGACTTACCGAGGATTGGGCGCGGTTTTTCTATTGCGCCAAGGCGAGCCGTAAAGATCGTAACGAGGGTTTGACCGACCCCGGACCGCAATTCAAGCACGGGGCGACTTTGCGGAAAATTGAAAATACGGCAACGGGCGGCAATAATCATCCGACCGTAAAGCCGACGGAGCTAATGCGGTATTTGTGCCGACTCGTTACGCCGCCGGGGGGTTCAATTCTCGACCCGTTCGCCGGGTCCGGTTCAACTGGCAAAGCGGCGGTTCTCGAAGGGTTCGTGTTTATCGGGTTTGAACTCGACGCACATTACGCCGAGATCGCTAACGCGCGCATGAGGGTAGCCTAACATGCCCGCAAAGCTACGCCCGTATCAAACAAAACTAAAAAGCGACGTGTATGCCGAGTGGAATGCGGGCAAACAAAACGTTATGGCTGTTTCGGCAACAGGGTCGGGCAAAACGGTATTTTTCTCGGATATCATCAACGACGAGTCGGGCGGGTCGGTTGCTATCGCGCACCGTCAAGAACTGGTTTCGCAAATATCGCTCGCACTGGCGCGCAATGGTATTCGGCATCGTGTCATCGGGTCCGACTCGTTGCGCCGGGCATGCTCACGAATCCACGTCGACGAGGTCGGCTATGATCACGTCAATCAAAACGCACGGGTTGCGGCCGCCGGTATCGATACGTTGATACGCTTGCCGGAAAACGACCCGATATTTACTAACACTCGGTTATGGGTCGGCGACGAGGGGCACCATTTTTTAGCGGGTAATAAATGGGGCAAGGGCGTTTCGATGTTTAACAAGAACGCCCGCGGGTTGCTTGTGACCGCAACGCCGATTCGCGCCGACGGTAAGGGGCTCGGGCGCAACGCCGACGGGCTCGCCGACGCAATGGTACTTGCGCCAAGTATGCGCGACCTCATCAACATGGGGTATCTGACAGATTACCGCATCATCGCGCCGCCGTCGGCCGTCGATTTTGCGCAAGTCGAGATAAGCGGCGCAACCGGCGATTTTAATCAAGACCAATTGCGCAAGGTGACAAAAGCGTCGCACATTACCGGCGACGTTGTACAGCATTATTTGAAGTGGGCGCCTGGCAAACTCGGCGTAACGTTCGCCGTTGACGTCGAGGCGGCAACCGAGATTGCGCTTGCGTTCAAGGCGGCCGGCGTGCCCGCCGAGGTTGTGTCGGCAAAGACGCCCGACGCATTGCGCACGAATATCTTGCGCCGCTTTAAGAATCGCGAGATTTTACAACTTGTCAACGTTGATTTGTTCGGCGAGGGGTTCGACTTGCCGGCAATCGAGGTTGTGTCGATGGCGCGCGGTACCGCGTCGTTTTCACTGTTCGCGCAACAGTTCGGCCGCGCGTTGCGTCTGATGATAGAGCGCGCATTGATGGCGCAATGGGATAGTTTCACCGACGAACAACGGCGCGCACACATCGCGGCAAGCGGCAAACCGCGCGCCATCATTATTGACCACGTATCGAACGTCGTACGGCACGGTGGGCCGCCCGACAAGCGTATAACCTGGTCGCTCGATCGGCGCGAGAAACGCTCGGGCACCAAGGTTAGCGACGCGATACCGATGCGAACATGCCTCAACGCCGAGTGCGTGTCGCCGTACGAGCGCGTTTATCCTTGCTGCCCGTACTGCGGCACGTATCCGGAACCGGCAACGCGATCGGCGCCCGAGTTTGTCGACGGTGACTTGATCGAGTTAGACGACGAAACACTCGCTAAAATGCGCGGCGAGATTGCCCGCATTGACGCGGCGCCGGTCATTCCCTGGGGCGCCGACCATGCAGTCGCCGGGGCGGTTAAGAAAAGACATTTCGAGCGACAAGTCGCTCAAACAGAATTGCGGCGCGCAATGGCATGGTATAGCGGTCTTGAGAACGCTAAAGGGCGGCGCGACGTGCAAGAGCAATATCGGCGGTTCTATTTCACATTCGGCGTTGACGTCGCTACGGCGCAATCATTGAGTGCGAAAGATGCCGACGAATTACGGCAACGTATTGTCGAGTACGTTGCAAGAGACGGTATCGACGCAACCGTAAATTTTCATTAACCAACTAGGGGTTTAGCAATGGCACCAACTAAAAATGATCTGGAACTCGTAAAACAAGACGCCGAGCGCGTCGTACGTCTAGCGGCGTCACTCGGTATTGTTGTGACTATCGAGCAAAAACCGTTGCAACCGCTCGCAATGGGAAATTACGAAACGGTCGTATCTGTTCGCGCGGTGGTGGAACAATGAGCAACGACCAAAACCAAACGAACCCCGACGCCGTCGTCGAGGCAAACGTCGCGTTATTGCGGCACCGGTCGGCAGTCGGCATTAAAAAATATGGCGTTACGCTTGCGGGTGCCAATTACACGCGGCGCCAAATATTGCAACATGCATTAGAAGAAGCGTTGGACCTGGCAAACTATCTGCAAACCGAGATACGGCGCATTGACAACGAGGCCAACCAATGACCGACGATAGAAAACAAATGCTCGTTACGCGTGCGCGTGTAACGTTGGTCGAGTTGAATAAAACAATTTTGGAACTTCAAAACGCGGGCGTAACCGTCGACTATTCGGCGGTTTTTGCGAATAAGCGCGGTGCACATTCCGACGCGATCGAGTTGCGTTTAGAGTTTTCCGAAATAACCAAGGTTGTTCTATGAACCTCGTACACTGGGCGTTGCAATGGGGCGTACCGCTCGTTGCACTCAAAGACCTTGAGCGGCGTATCGGACTTGAGGGCGCACCGGTTGCGGCCGAGGCGGTCGGCAAGTCGGAAGCGTTCGTGCAAAGTACAGTACGACTCGAAGCGGCGCAAAAGGGCGTCAAGCTATTCCGTAACAACGTCGGGGTACTTGAGGATGCAACCGGGCGCCCCGTGCGTTACGGGCTCGCCAACGATACGCCGCAACTTAACAAAAAGATCAAGAGCGCGGATCTAATCGGGTTCCGACCGTTGCTCATTACGCCCGCGCATGTCGGGTCGACCGTTGCGCAGTTCGTATCGAGGGAATGCAAGGCGCCGACCTGGAAATATAGCGGCACCGAGCACGAGGTCGCGCAAATGAACTGGGCAACGCTCATATTAACGAACGGCGGCGACGCCGGGTTCGCCACATCAACAGGGACTTTATAAAAATGATATTCCATGGGAGTGCATGCGCGTCGGTCATGGTCGGCGATTGCCTAGCGTCGTTGCGTCAATTGCCGGATCGATCGATAAATTGTTGCGTAACTTCGCCGCCGTATTACGGGTTGCGCGATTACGGCGTCGACGGGCAAATCGGACTCGAAGAAACGCCCGACGCGTACGTCGCGCGCCTGGTCGAAGTGTTCCGAGAGGTTCGCCGGGCACTTACCGACGACGGTACGTTGTGGTTGAATATTGGGGATAGTTATGCGAACAACGGCGCGAGCGGTCCGCAGGGCAAATCAGGGCAACGCGCCGACCGAACGTTTACCGCTGAAAATTTGGGCGCGGGGCGTAAGGGTATCGTTCCGCAAGGTTGCAAACCTAAAGACCTTATCGGTATTCCGTGGATGCTCGCGTTTGCCTTGCGTGCCGACGGTTGGTATTTGCGCCAAGATATTATTTGGAGCAAGCCGAACCCGATGCCCGAGAGTGTGCGCGACCGTTGCACCAAGTCGCACGAATACGTCTTTTTGTTGAGTAAAAACGAGCGGTATTTTTACGACCATGCGGCGATTAAAGAACCGGTTGTTTCCGCGCCTCGCGCTCGTGAGAAAAGCAACGGCGAAAGCGTCGTCGACATTAAGCAACGCGGCGGCGACACTTGTTGTGGTGTGACAAGCGAGACGCGCAATAAGCGCAGCGTTTGGACCGTAACCCCGAAACCCTATAGCGGCGCGCATTTCGCCGTGTACCCGCCGGAATTGATTGAACCGTGCATACTCGCCGGTTGTCCGGTCGGTGGCGTTGTTCTCGATCCGTTCGGCGGTTCCGGTACAACGGCGGGCGTTGCGCTCGCTAACGGTCGTAACGCTATGCTTTGTGAACTAAACCCCGAGTACGCCGCGCTAGTACCGGACCGCGTTAATTCAATCATCGGAAAAACACTAAAGAATGCAGCATAATGTTTAAAAATATTACACTCTATCGCCTCGCACCAATGCCGCAACTTGACGCCGCCGCGCTCGCCTATATGTTGCGACCGCAAGCGTTCGCGCCTATCGGCAACCTTGAAATACAGTCGCAAGGGTTCGTACCGCCGCGCGATGGTGCCGACCTGGTCGTCGCCGTCGGTCGTCAATTGTTCTTGAAGCACCGGACCGAAAAGAAATTGTTACCGGCGGCGGTCATCAATGAAGCAACCGACGCGCGTTGCGCCGAACTCGAAGAACAACAGGGATTCAAACCCGGCCGCAAGCAACGCAAAGAGGTGCGCGAGGCCGTAACCGACGAACTGTTGCCGCGCGCATTCTCGACGAGTAGTTATACCCGTGTATGGATTGACCCGGTAAACGGTTGGTTTGTGATAGATAGCGCGACGCCGAGCAAGTGCGACGCTATCTTGCGCGCGTTCCTAAAGTCATTTGATAAATTCCCGATTACGGGTTTGCGCGTCAACCGCTCGCCGGTTGCGTCGATGACGGATTGGGTTGCGAGCGACGAGGCGCCGTACAACTTTACGGTTGATAACGAAACGGAATTGCGCGGAACCGGCGAGGGTAAAGCAACCGTTCGTTATATCCGGCACTCGCTCGACGCCGACGACCTCGGCCGCCACATCAACGCCGGCAAGCAATGCACGCGCCTTGCGCTCACATGGGCCGACCGAATCTCATTTGTGCTTACTGAGGATCTCACCCTAAAGCGCGTCGAACCGCTCAATATATTGAAAGAAACGGGCGAGCCGGTCGGCAATGAAATTGAACGGTTTGAATCCGATATGACGCTCATGAGTGGCGAATACGCAAAGCTATTTGCCGACCTGGTCGACGTACTTGGTGGCGAATATGTTGACGCAACCGTCAACTAAGCGTTACTATTGAGAAATATCAAAACCAACACTCATTAGATATGCGCAATTTTACTTACGGTTCGGTTTGCTCGGGCATTGAGGCGGCGTCGGTCGCCTGGCATCCGTTAGGCTGGAAACCGGCATGGTTCGCCGAAATCGAACC